CAGGGCGCATATAAATTTTGGTTGGGGTTTTAATTTTTTGAAAATTAATAAAAGTGAGTGAGTATAAACCCGGCTACTAACCGGGGATGTACCATTCGCTCAAATTAATCAACAAAATCTTAGAACAAACCCAATCCACTGAGTCAGATCCCAAAGGAAATGACTCAACCACCGCGGGAACGCGGAAAACGTTCTCAGTCCTGGATTAAGAAATCCAAGGTCCTAAAAACGCCCACTGTCGGATCAAAATCGACTTGCGTCGATAATTGACTCGGCTCCTGAGACTGGTCAAGTTACCTTGACCAGAGTCGATACTGCGGCCCTTGAGCCTTGCTAAAAGCAAGGCGTGGTCTTCGGAGAAATACCTTATGGGTATGGCAAGTACGAGTTTGACTCGGAATCCTTCGATCCCGGATCTAGCTCGCGGAGGAGTGGCTTCATCAAAATCAACGATGAAACCACCGTCTCCGTATCCATCAGAGATAAGGCAGGGATTACCCACCTTACGCCTGAGGAAACGATGTGTCTCGAGAAATCGTCCGTCTCTTCCGTAAATCATTCCGGAAGAAGCTAGACGACTAATCGAGTTCGCAGCGAGATATACTTGCAACTCTCCTTCGACTACTCCTTTAAGGTAGTAAGGCTTGCAGTCCTTTCCACCAAAATAGTGGGATCCACAACTTTCGCGAAAGTCGCCAGAAGAGTAACTTTTCTGACGATTAACGCTAAAGCCATAGATCTTACAAATTTCGGTGAAAAGGTCGAAGGCTTCTATAGGGATTATAACATCATCCCCATAGACACTCACTTGCCTTTCATCAATCCGAAGTTTTTTACAACAACTACGGGCTAATGATAGGAATATGAGCGACTCCAGTTCAAATGTGAATCCGTTCCCCATAGAGGAGAACTTCTCATAAAAGAACTGACGACCTTCGAGGGAACCAAACCGAGACCTGACCAGATTCATTAAGGTATACCACCGAAGAGGCAGCAATGCTTCGACGGTGGCAATACTTATAGAGTCTGACGCAGAAGAGAAATCTACTGTAGCAAGATTGTTAAACTTGCTACCGACTCTCGCGAGTCGCTGATTCCTCTCCTGCGAGTTCAGATCACAGCCCAACCTAAGAAGACGACGACGGATCATTTTACCTATAGATTTTTGAAACCAGAGATTTAATCCGGGTTCAATAGCTATAGTACGATCCATTTTAGAATTCTTAGGTACAGTCACTATTTTGTTCCCATTTTGGTACCTTACGTTAGTAAGATCCCATATAGG